GTATCATACTCTGTTAATCCAAACATTTTAGCTAATGGAATTGTTCTGCCTTGAAAGTTTGTTTCCAATCTTTCTTCAAAATCCTTTTGCAATTCATCTGAATCTTTAACATTTATATGATAATCTTTATTCTTAAAATAGTGACACTTAGTTTGACAATACTTTTTCATAAGTACATCTTGACAACCATAGTTATAGTTACCATTGTATACAGATTCTGTCTTTTCTATCATCTGCTGTTCGTTTAAAGTATTGTTATTCCAGTGTAATAATGCCACTTTAGCATACTCACTAGGTATTCCGTGTCTTTTAAAGTGACTAGCTATTCTAAGAGCTGTATTGTGTCTAGAGCCCTCTTGTGGGCCATTTCGTAACATTGTCTGTACACAAGGCACTACCTTCGTTGGTTCAACAACCTTGCTAAATTGGGCTACTTTAGGCGTTTCTACGCATGTATAGCCCTCTAGCTCGTTATCTCCATCCAATAATTCATATGGATACTCTAACAAAGAGTCAGATGCCAAACTATGTATTTCTTCAACACTACAAGTATTTGCTTGGCTTAATGTTATAGGTATCTTATAAAGACCAGTTTTCTGGTTCTTAGTATGAGCTACTCTATAAATTCCACTTCGCATATAAATACTAGTGTCAATGTTCTCAAATAAACTAGACATTGTTTGCTTTACTTGATAGGGCAGGCTATCTGAGGGCTGGAAGTTGAATACTTTATTTGTTATAACGATATGGTAACCAGTTCCACTAAAGTAACATTGAATACTCCCGTCAAGGACCTCAAGTACATTTAAATGAAGAAGAATTTCTCTTAATTTCTTAAGTGTATATTCATCTGAGTTATCTTTTCTGTCTATATCAATTAAAACATTGTCAATTCCACGTTCCCCGTGATAGCCTTTTAGAGTGCCCTTTGAATCCGCAAATTTCTTTGCGTCTTCATTGTAAAGATAAACAGAGCGGTATAAAGCTGTACCATCCTTAGGGATGTACTTATGCAAGTCAGACTTTAAAACCAGCGTTCCCCTATTTCTAGGGGAACCAACTGCTATCTCTACATAAATCATAGGTTATCTAAAGCAGTAGCTGCTAATGTGCTTTCATTTTGCTGAGGCATATCACTCTCATCAGCTTCTTTAATAACACCCTTTGATTTTAACCAAGCTACATCCTTTAAGCACTGGTCTACAGCTCCTTGGCCTAATGGATAAAGTCTTGGATATATCTCTGTGTACACTTTCTTTCCAGGCTTAGGCTTCTTCTTATAAGCATAAACAGTGTATTGTTCGCCTTTAGTAGTGTAACTTTTGTTTAGATATTCTCCAATATCTTCTATACTATTACCCTCTTCATCTTCGAATTTACCATCTAGATTAAGACCAGCTGGGCATTGAATAGCATCAAACATATTGTACATTCTCTTTAGTACTGAACCTCCAAGAATCTGTCCATTAGAGTCTTTGTCTAGTCTCCCTAGTATGGACATTTTGTTAGAATACTCACTATTCTTGACAGATAATTCTACTTCTATAAATACATCTGCCCAATCATACTCACCACTCCTGTTATTAAAGCCTATAATACCTACTTCAATTGGCCCTAGGAATCCAGAGGGTGTACTACTTGTTTTTGGTTTAAAGATAGCCATCTTACTTTTTCTCCTTATATATATTCTTCCATTCGAATTTAACTTCTTTGCCCTTTAAATGAGGACATCTACTACCTGCTTCTATAGTTCCATCTGCTTTAAATGAGACCATCAGTTGTTCCTTATCATTACGATATACATAGCCTATAGCATCACATCCAGCCATAAGTACATTCTTTAGCTTACCTGTCAAATCAAGTGACTCAGGTATAACTATTGGATTGCCTTCAGTTACTGCATATGCTACTTTTCTATGCCCAATAATAATCAGATGGTCAGCTACTTCGTTGAAAGCAGATACAGTTTTAGTAACTTTTTCTCTTACTAGACCGTATCCCTTACCGAAAGCTAAGTCTGCTATAGAGGATACTGCCTCTTCTTCACATACTCTCTTTTCTGCCCATTCTGCTATCTTATCTATAGTATCTATAGCTATGTATTTATAGCTTATATCTTTACTCTCTTTGATTTCTATAAGAGTATCAATAAGCTCATCTCTACTGTTTACTTCTTCTATGTAACCTTCAATCATACGACTACCTTTTTCTGTATCTATGATTAGACAATCATCTAAGCCAGATAACATAGTAGTTTTACCTACTTTAGGTGCACCATATAAAAGAAGAACAGAGGGATTTACAGAGACAACTTTCCTCTTTGTTTTCTTGATTGCCATTGTTTTGGTTTCCTTATTTGATAACGATATCCCCTTAACAAAGGCTGTTAAGGGAATATCAATTTACTATATGTCAGGCTGGAAAGCAAGTATTTTTTTCCAGTGTCATCATGGGGAAATTAAATGACAATTCCCTCTCGTACGGACTATCTGTCAATACTTTTCTTATTGCATTTACTATAAACGCGCCTGCCATATTAGAACAATATGTTGTTGCTTTTATGTTACATGGTTCTGGGTCTCCATCTTTGTCAGAATACCAAGTTTTCATATATTTAGCTAATGTTACATCAGTAAATACATATTGTTGGTAATGTTCTCCACCCATACGACCATCTATTAACATAAAAGGTTTTTGCTTCTTATCGTAGCAAATATCTTCCACTGCTTCTCTACGAGACGCCATACTATCAAATCCTAGGATAACTATATCCTTATTGTGTTGATACCTTAGCATGTTATATTCTTCGTTAAACATCATGATATCAGCTTCTGCATTGATTGATAGTAAATACTCGTTTAAAGCTTCTACTTTAGACATACCTATGTGCTCATCTACATATTGAGATACACCTATGTTTTCAGTAGCTACTATATCCATATCATATAATAAGAAGTTGGTTGCACCAGCTCTTACTAATTGATTGGCTGCGGAACTACCTATAGCTCCGCAACCTAGAATATGGAAAGTATATTCGTGTAAGTTATTTACTAGACCTTCACTACGCATATTAATGAAACCCATAGTAACCTCCATTATAATCTGCTATTTCTATAGAAGATAATGCTCCTTCATATATTCCTTTAACCTCATCTGAATCATACTTGATGTGGTCTTCTACAAATGATGTAGAAGCAAACTCTAATAATTTACCTTTAGCTATTTTCTTAACTTTCATTTTAGCATTTCTGGCATCTAATCTAGAGTTTAGTATCTTTATAGTTTCAGTATACTTCTTGTAAGTTGCAGTACCATCAGCATAGTCAGACATCAATTCACTTATCTCATCAGTTACTTCTTGATGTAAGTCTGTATAATGCAATGCATTATCATACTTATTCCAAGTTAAAGCGTCTTCTTTAGCTAAAGCATCTACTTTATTCCAGATACCGACTTGATTAGTCTGTCTATATTTATTGGTCCAATTACGACTATAAGACTGAACAACTGGAGCAGGACTCGAACATAATTCCTCATATTCTGCTAACTGCTCTTTTGTTGGTAGTATTGGTTTTCTTATAATCTCTAGTGGAACATCTTCACTGTGCTCTACAGGGTCCCAAGTACTTACATTTAGACAGTAATCTCCAAATAGATTAACTACTAAAGCTAGTGACCAAGTATCATTCTTCCAGGCTTTAATCTCTTTAAGGTCTGTACCTGACCAGAAAGCTCCCATAGTATGATGTGAGTGCCACCAACAAAATCGTATGTTCTCTGGATGATGATGCGCTGCTGTTTTAACATAATACTCTGTTAATGCATCCTTATCCAGCTCTGTTGTTGTACCTGTGTTCTCTTGCTTGAGAATAACTGGGTCAAACAACTCCCATACTCTCTGTCCTGTCTCAGGATGTTTTACTTTCTTTAAACAAGTAAGGCCAGATATCTCATTCTTATCCTTATCATAGGCTATTCTTGCATATTGCTGCATTGTATTCCACGCTTTTTCGTAAATTATAAATTTACTTGTTGTTTTATCTGGCATGTCTACTTTCTCCTTGTGAGTTAATTGTTTGTGACCAGTTTTCTACTGTTCGCATCATTGCGTCTTGTTCTGCATCTTCAGTTGAATGTACTTCATCGTAAATATGATAATCATAAGAATACATTAGATTAAAGAACCAAGTAGGATATCTATCTATTTTATCGTCAGATGTAATAATAGAACTCCATAACTTATCTAATCTATAACTAACATTTCTAGACCTCCATCTAAATTCATCCTTTTTAGATTGATGGTCAAGTATAAAACCTAATATAGATTCAACCATTTCATAGAAATTTGGTATTTCTTTTGAAAGTTTTTGATTATTATATCCAATACATTCAGAACGAAGTGGACATTGTTTTATATCACATTCAGTTACTACATAATCTCCATACTCTAGTGCACTACTACTAAATTCACTATCTGCACTTCGTATTAACTGGTTATCTTGAACTATTCTATGTTTATGCAGATTATCTGAAAAACAATGTTTAGTTTTAAAACCAAGAAGATATTTAATAGAGTCTAAATTATCCTCTTCTGGATTAAGACCTGTTTGATATAGTACCTTAGATGGCATATTATGTGGATTAGTTGTACTATTGTTATATAAATTATTCCAATTACTAATTTTCATTAATAATGCTGAATAATCATGGTTAACTATAGCTCCCATTATATCATCTGAATGTGATGATAAACATAAACTACCCCATGGATGTTTACTAATACCATTATATTCTTCTACATCTGTAGCTAAATCATAATGCGGTGCGCATGAGATGTATGTATGATTAAACTTTCTTGTTGAAGCGTTCATTGCAATATCAGCTTGACGACATTTACCAAGTAGTACTTTACTAAAAGGTCTAGTAAATACTAAATATGATTGAGGAGTTGGTATACTACCAATTATATCTCCTTCTGAATCTGTAATTGACATCATGTTTTCTTCAGCTACAACAATAGTGTATAATCTAAGATTTAAGAATCCATGGTATGGTGGTTCAGGTTCCATATCAGTGTAATTAACAAAGTTATATACTTTATAATTAGGTGACATTTGGTTAGCAACTTCAGTGCTATTTTGTATTTGATTCAAATTAGATTGATATTCTTCTATTATCTCATCTATATTCTCAACAACACGACCAACATTCCTTTTGCAATCTAATCTTAAGTTTTCTAACGTAAGAAATTGACTCTGTATGTTTCTAACATGTCTATTACCATCAATTGCTCTAATAAAGTATCTGTTTACACCACTATTTTTCATATTATGACCTATTGAATTAATTGTATAAGCTTTTAAGAAATCATATATACCATTCTTCCAATCATAATTTCTTTTAGTCTCTAGCTTATAATCAATTTCTGTAACTAGGCGCATATGATTACCATAATATCTCTCGAATTGGTCAATTTTATCTTGAAATTTTCTGGTATATTCTAATGCAGTTACTTTAGCAAACTCGTCTTCATCAATAGAACCTATAAAAGTATCTATATCACATAACTCATAGCTTTGTATTGTATGATTTCTAGAGCTATTTCTATTCCATTGTTCATAGTTTTTTAATATAATCTTATTATTACTCACAAATTCAATGGGAGGCTGACTATATTTCTCTAACAACGGATTAATATTAGGCTCTAAGTTTAATGTTAAGTTCATCTGTTTTCTCCTTTCTATTTTCTAAAAAATGTATCTTATTTCTTGCCATTTTACGTTTTGCTTATGTATATGCTTAAATGTTTTAATAAATCTCTTCTTGTGAAGTCTGTTATATCTAATATTTACAGAACCATATTGAGATACTTTCTTCTCTTGAAATCCAGGTTTCCATAAATACTCTTCACCTTCAGTTTTATTAATCACGTTATTGTTATGCATCTTTTCATTG